AAGTCAATCTCAGACTCTTCTATGTAACGATTGAGAATAGAAAGAGTGTCTTCAGTCTCAAATGCTTCAAATTCTTCATTCTCATGAATATCAAAGTTTTCTATGATCTTAAGATCTGCAACACCAGCAGAATACAACTTATCAATTACCTTTTCAAACTCCTTAGGTCTTGGTTTGTTGCGAACAATTACTTTGACAATTTTATCCTTGTATGGTCTCGAATCAAGAAGAGATGCTGGTTCATCATTATAATATAACTTGTAAAACAATCGATATGGATTATCAATTGTTGTAAGTTCTAAGGTATCTGTATCAAAGATATGAAACCCCCGAGGATCTTCTACATCGTTCCAGAATATTTCATAGGGATTGCCCAGATATGTGATTCTTCCATCAGTTGATCGAGTGTGATAGTGACCACTGAATACTTTCTCGAACTTCTCAAATAATTTGCGATCATAACCATGGTCCATGATGACTTGTTTATTAGCTGCAAATCCTGAGAGCTCAAGGTGCCCCATCGACACTTTGCAATCCGTACTTTCAATAAGTTTAAGAGTATGTTTTTCATTTTCTGCATTAATCCAAGGAACAAATAATATTTTAAGTTTATCTACTAATATCTCTGTCGCTTCCGAATATACATTCACATTATCATATTCACGAAGAAGAAGATCAACTGCATTCACATCGTTCGTGTTTTTATAATATGAATCATGATTTCCAACAATCAGGTGGACATTAATTTCACGCTCTTTGATAGGATCAAAAATATTATTCTTCGCCCAAGAAAGTGCTGCAAAGTTGATTCCGGTACGATTATCAAAGGCATCTCCAAGATGCAAAATGGTATCAATACCTTCTTTATCTATTGTGGGAAAGAAAACCTCATTATAAAATTTTAAAAAATAATCATGAAATAATTTAGAATTTTTACGAGCACCATAGTGTGTGTCCGTAATGATTGCAACTTTCATCAATAACGGAGTTTTGAGTGGACATTATCCTTGATCTGATTGTAGTCGGAATAGTTTGATCCGTCAAGGGTATTGCTGTCATCAAAGACCTCACTGTATCCAGACTTCTCAATAATTTTATTTTTGATATCCAACTGACGCTTCTCTCTCTGAATCCTACGAAGAAAGGCGTAATGGATGATTTGGGTAAAGTACGCGAAAGGATTCTGAGACTTTGCTGGATCAAAATTATGAATGTACTGAACACAGTTTTCAATACCATCCGAAATCATGTCTTCTTTAAACATGTAGTTCACAAAATTTGGTTTGAATGAGAGATGATTAGCAATCTTCAAAAAACACTCTCCAATGTATCTTGGGATTGGTGGTTTAGTGTCCCATCGTGTCGCTCTATCAGCCTTTTCGGGTTCTCTCTTATATTTTTGAATGAAAGTTCTCTCAACTTCTGCTCGATAATCGGTGAGTGCTGCGAGAAACTCTTTATTATTCACATAATGTTCAGACCTCTTTCTCTTGGCCATTGGTTTTCCTATCATAAGTTATATTCATAATTATGTAGTAATTATACCATTGTACTGATCTCTTGACAAGTTTCTAAAAACAAGTAGAATTACCTTTGTGAAGGTTGATAAGACTATTCAGGCTTATATTTCAGATTAAAGAGCTTCTCTAATAACTCTTTTGCATCATTAATATTAGAAACATATCCCATTTCCTTACTTATTTTCGAAGAATTACCTTTCTGTGGTTGTTGAGCGTGATGTATAAATTCTTGATACATCATAATCATTTCGATATCAGATGATTCTGACATTGTAAGAACGTCATCTAGGTTAATAAAGAACATATCGTCCTTTGTTGTTTTTAACCATGGTTCTATTTTGTATCCAACCATATTTGCTTGTACTTTGATTTCGCCAATTACAACAGGATTAGAAACAATTAACATTGTTCTTTCATCTTCTTCTGAAGCTGCGACTTTAGCAAAAATCTCTTCACCGCTCTTTAGTTTGATTGTTGCGTAAAAATCGTCTTCTATCATTTGTTTTTAAGTTGTATAGTGATTATGTCATAATTAAATTTTTCTTCATTGTATATCTTAATTCTTTCTATTAGATGATTGAGAGTATAATTGTTTCTAGATCCTTTTCTAATATCATCACCAATATCATAAAGAATTGCTTTTGTTTTGTTACTTCCTTTTCTGAGCACTCTACCAATTGATTGTAGATTTCTAATTCTTGATTTTGATGGAGAAGCAAAGATTACATTATGTAAGTTCTTTATGTTAATACCAGTTGAGAATGTTCCGTAAGAGGCTACAATAATTGCATGATTTTCTTTTTCGGTAATCTCACGAATTAATTCTCTTTCCTCAGTATCCACTCCGCCATGTACAAAAAATACTTTATGGTCATCTCGCTTGTAATTATTTATCTTTTCGTAGAGTATTGCTCCATGGCTTTCGACTCTTTGAAAAAGAACAAGTGTATTCCCTTTAAGATCAAGTGCTAGATTTTTAATGAAGTTATTTCTTTGCTCATGAGAAATGAGATATTGTATTTCATCTTCATAAGTTTTGAAGTTCTGGCCAGAATGTTGTAATACTAGACATTGTATATCAAGTTGAGATAAATGTCCTTGACGCATTAACTCTTCGGTTTTAGTAACTTTATATGATGGTCCAAACAATCCCTCTAACACCCACTTATGCGTCTGTGTGCCGTCTAAAGTACCAGTAAAACCAAATCTATACTTAGCATGATGTAATTTTGTCATGATTTGAATAAGTGATTTGCTCTTGAATAAATGCGCTTCATCACCTATAATACAACCATAGTCTTCAAAAAAAGATCTCTCCAACTTATATACAGATTGCCATGTTGTGATTGTAACTGGCAAATCTGTTCTCTTCTCTTTACCTGCATATATCTTGTGACAATATGACTCAGAGTCCCAACCATAGTCTTCGAAATCTTTATACATCTGTTCTACTAGACTTGTCGTCGGAAGAACTAAAAGAATTTTTTCTCCTTGAGCGTGATAGTATCTTACGATCGAATAAATCATCAACGATTTACCGGAAGCAGTGGGACTTATCAGTAACTTTCTGTTATGTTTTAATGCGTCATACACACCTTCAATTTGATACTTTCTGGGAGAAAATGAAGTGATAGAATTAATATAATCTTTTACCCCTTCATATGACACATGCTGGTTCTCCTCATAGGGAGTTCCATAAAATTTATTGTCTTCAAATTTATAAGTATATCCGTAGTTGTCACAAAACTGGACAATCTTATCTAATAGTCCAACATAAATTGTCTTTGACCTCATATCAAAGAGATGTATTTCTCCATTCCAATTTTTACCACGGTATTGTGGCATAAACTTTGCATTTGGAACTTCGAAAGTAAAATGATCTCTTAGTTCGTATTCAATATGAGGTTCTGTTTTTACTTTTAAAAATACTTCGTTTGACTTTGAAATAATAACATTTGCTGTACTATCAATCACGATGTCTTAAGCATCTATGGTTATTTATTCTGGTCTGTCAGTATCCATATCCATGAAATGAAATTTGTGATCTAAAATGCATCTATAAAGATTATCTCTCAACTCCCGAAGGTGTTCTTGCTCTTCTACGGGACGAGCAGGGGCACCAGGCCAGTTTTTGATAGTTTCTTGAACACAATGATACATTAGATAAACATCATCAATTCCCACGTTGAGTTGATAAAATCCATCATCAGGAATTTCGTCATCAAATTGATCTTCTGGAAATTCGTTCATTATCCTAACCCCGCATTAAATCTCATAAACTCTATTGCGTTTTTAATCTGATAAGTCCTGTTAGTTATTTGTTTAAGTATACTCTCAATGTATACTAACATGGTATCGTAATAGTCTATCTTTAAACATATTGTGGAGAGTTTTTCATCTGCGTCAAGATATTTCTGCATTGTGTCTTTATCTCTAATTTTTTTGGGAAATGGATTTTCGATATAGACATCTGGATCTGCCTTCCCACTAAAATATTCATATCGTTCGTGTCTTATATTTTTTCTTTGCTGTTCTGCTTTTTTTCTCAATAAAAATAATGTATTGTATAAATCAAAATATTTTGCATGGAGAGTGGGAATAGATGTTGATTCTGTATGAAGATTGTCCATATCAATTTTG